CGACCTGGCGAAGAGCGTGGACTGGACGGTCGTGGTCGGCCTCGACGAGACCGGGGCCGTCTGCCGGTTCGACCGGTATCAGTGGCCCTGGGAGGAGACCGTGCGACGGCTGGCCCAGGAGATCGGCCTGACGCCCGCCATCGTGGACTCCACCGGGGTCGGCGACCCTATCGTCGAGCGGCTTCAGCGGGAGTTATCGAACGTCGAGGGTTACCACTTCTCCTCGTCATCTAAGCAGCGACTCATGGAGGGGCTGGCGGTGGCGATCCAGACCCAGGAGGTGCGGTATCCCCAGGGCGTGATCGTCTCCGAGTTGGACGCCTTCGCTTACGAGTACACGCGGACGGGCGTCAGGTACTCGGCCCCGGACGGTATGCACGACGATTGCGTGATGGCGCTGGCCCTGGCGGTATATGGCCGGACAGGTGCGCCAGGAGTCGGGGTATGGTGAACGCTACGGTTCCGGGCGATACAGCGCCCTACGGGCCATCTGTTAACGGACAGACCAAGGAGCTACGGTGCCAGGGCTGCGGTAAGTTACTCGCGGAGAAGGCCGCTCCCGGCACGGTGATCGTCTGCACCCGGTGCAAGGTTCGGAACGAGGCTGATTGATGGCGATCTCCCTGATATGCCTTTACGGCACACCGGATTCTGAGCGTGTAGGGAACTGGCCGACGGACAGGTGTTTTGTATCCCGCATAGATGACCCTCGGATCACCGACGATGTGCCTCGCTCGTTGATACACCAATACTGCCGTTTTGGCGATTGCTCATGTAAGTGTCATTTGACCTGATCCACCGGTCGTGGTATCGTCCGTCCCAGTGGCCCGATCCGGCGCAGTGTCCGAGGCGCATAGCCCGAACGCCGGTGGAGGTCACTATTGGCGTTCTGGGACACGCTGTTCCGCAAGCAGGCCCAAGAGCTTTCGACCACCGTCCCGCTGAACCTCGACGTCGGGCAGGCGTCATACCCTGACGTCAACTATGCCAACTTCGCCTCCGAGGGCTACGGAAAAAACGAGATCGTTCACGCCTGCATTCGGGAACTGGCGGTCTCTGCGGCAACGCCCCGGTATTACGTCCAGGCTCCCTCGACTGACGGCGGCACCGTCGAGGTGGAGCGCGGCCTCCTCTACGACCTGACCTCCAAGCCCAATCCGTACACCGACTGGTACTCGTTCGTCGAGCGACTGGTCACGTTCTTGATGGTGGCCGGCAACGCCTACGCGATTAAGGAACGGGGCAGGGGCGACCAGGTCTCGGCCATGTACCTCCTACGTCCTGACCGGGTTTCTATCGTCGCCGGGGACTATGGCGCGGAGAGCTACGTCTACACGGTCGGCGGCACCGAGTACGGGGTCGAAGGCCGGGACATGTGCCACCTCGCCCTGCCGAATCCGGGCGGGGACATCTACGGTCTCAGCCCTCTCCAGGTAGCAGCCCGTACCGTCAACCTCGATCTGAACATGACGGACTTCGCCAAGACCTATTTCCAGAACGCAGGCGTCCCGTCCGGGCTACTCAAGGTGAAGAGGCGGCTGACCTCCCAGGAGGAGGCATCCACGATCCGGTCGCGGTGGCGGTCTCAGTTCGGCGGCATCAACAACTTCCACAGGGTGGCGATCCTAGACGACGACGCCGAGTACCAGCCGATGAGTAACAGCCCGAAAGACATGGAACTGGGCGGGCTGCACAACCTGACCGAGTCCCGTATCTGCGCGGTCTTCGGTGTCCCGCCGATCCTCGTCGGGGCCAACGTCGGTCTCCAGCGCAGCACGTTCAGCAACTACCGGGAGGCCCGTCTGGCGTTCCATAGCGAGACCCTGGAGCCGATGGTTGCGAGGATTCTCCGGTACTTCAATTCAAACCTGTTCGCCGAGTACCCCGGCAACGAGACCCTCGCGGTCGACTGGGCCGCGATGCGGGGTGTCCTCGACGATCAGGCGGCGACGACTGCCCGGCTGACGGCCCTGTTCGCTGGCGGCATTCTCACCCTCAACGAGACGCGTGAATCTCTCGGTTACGACGCGACCTCTGACGGTGCGATCCGGCGCATCCCGTCCAGCGTCTTCGAGGTTGCCGAGGGACAGCAGGCCGCCCCGGTCGCGGTCGATGCGGCCCCAGTAGAACAAGCCCACCCAGCCCTCGCCGAGATCAAAGCTCCACGGGTCGCACCTCGCGGCCAGATACTCCGACGCCGGATGTTGGAGGAGCGGGAAGAGGAGACCGACGATCTAGCCGCTAAGACACTCAGCCACTTCCGTGGCATCCGTAACCGGATAGACGGCCTCCTGGGTCGGCAGATGGAGCGGTATACAGCCGAGGCGAAGGAGTTCCCGTTTGGTGCTACCGACATGCTCCCGCCCGTCGAGACAGGCAACATGGCGAAGATTCTGGAGGCTGCATATCGCCGGGTGTCGAAGCGGACGTTCGGGACGGTTAACGATGTGGGTGTCGCCGGGACTCTCGACTGGTCGGACAAGCTGCCGTCGGTGCAGCGGGTACTAGCCCAGGCACCGATGCGGGCCGAGATGATCCACCGGACGACCTCCAAGGCCATTGGCCGAGCCATCGGGATCGGCCTAGAACGTGGTTACTCTATCGAGCAACTGGCGCGGGGTGTACCGGACGAAAAGTTCCCTGGTATCCGCTCCATCGTGGGCGAGGCAGAGAACAGGGCGAGGCTGATAGCCCGCACCGAAGTGATGCGGACGCAAAACCAGACGACGACGGGCTTCTACAAGGAGCAGGGCTTCGCGTATGTGCGGGCCGACGACGTAGACGGCGACCCCGACGATAACTACATCGCCCCTGGCGATCCCTACGGTCGGACATGCGCGGAGCGGCACGGCCAGGTCTACACGTTAGAGGACGCCCAGAACATCGAAGACCACCCGAACGGAACACTCAACTGGATGCCGATGCCGCGGGGCTACAAGCCGGAGGTCACCCTGTGATTCACAAGACGATGACCGGTAGCGCGAAGGCCGTTGACGAGGCCGAGGGGATCGTCGAGGCGTATACCAACACGATGGGCGTGGTCGATGCCGATGGCGACATCGTAGAGCCGACCGCCTTCAACGCCTCCATCGCGGACAACCTCCCGATCCCGGTGCTGTCCGGTCATGACCAGGGCAAGCTCGTCGGCAAGGTGGTATTCGCCCAGCCCCGGCTGATCGAGGGCGACGAGTACCGGCTTTTCACCAGAATACAGATGAACATGGACACCGAGGCGGGCCGGGACGCCTTCTCTAACGTGGCGGGAGACTTCGTCCGCGAGTGGAGCGTGGGGTTCAATATCCCAAAGGAGTCCGACGTCAGCCAGGAGGGCAGCGACGTCTCCACGGTCGTCAGGCGCATCGCGAACCTGGACTGGGTCGAGGTCTCGTCGGTGATACGCGGATCGTCTCCATCGACCGAGACCGTCGCGGCCAAATCCTCGCCGGTAACGGAGGAGAAGGGCGCGATCCCGTCCCACCTGACGGCCTGGGTTGAGGACGCCTGGGACAGCAGTCTGATGCGGGGCCGGATCAAGGGCGGGGCGGCAGTCCTCCGAGCGGCCCATGCCTGGGTCGATCCCGACGGCGACCCCGAACTCAAGTCGAGCTATAAATATCTGCACCACCATATCGGTCGCAATGGCCGAGGAGGAGCCGCGAACGTGCGAGCTATCACGACCGCTTTAACGAACCTAAACGCCCGCAAGACGTCGATACCGGAGAACGACAGGCGCGGTGTCTATAACCATCTCGCACGGCATCTCCGCGAGGCGGGCCGTAGGCCGTCCGAGCTACGGTCTGCACAACCGCCGGAACACTCCAAGCCATTCCCCGATTTCCACGTCTGCGTAATGCGTGAGTCGGAGGAGTTCGACAAATTCCGCACGGCAGATGAGACCATCGACGACAAGCCGGTTGTAGTGCTGTATGGCCGGGAGGTAGATACTGAGGAGTGGGACATCGCAGCCTATCATCTGCCTGTCGACGATTGGACAGAGGACGAAGCCCGTGCGTTCTACAAAGACCGCGACGGGATCAAATTCGAGCCAGCAACCGGCGAGGACGAAGACGTCCCCGATGACGACGACGAACCGGATGACGCACCGGATGACGACGACGCGACGGACGATGCTGCCTCCCGCACGGCTCCCAGAGCCGCCCTGGACACGGCCTTTCGGACGTTACGCCTCCAACGGATAAAGCTAGCACTACATGGAATCTATCAGGATAAGGAGTAAGGAATTGAATACGCATAATATGCGG